CCTCGTCCGCGCGCCCCTCCAGCGGCTGGCGTGTCAGCAGTTTGCGAGGGCCGGTCGAACGGGCATTCACCTTGTCCTCCACCATGTGCTTCATGCGCTGGTAGTAGGTGGGACCCATGAAGATATCCGCTTCCATCAGCTCGCCCGTCTGACCATTGTACAGCGTCTCCGTGCCGTACGGCTCGAAACCCTGTTCCATCATAATCTGCTTCAGGGTCGGCAAGCTGTCGGAGGTGGTGAAGGGCGTTGCATCAATGAACGCACCCAACTTCAGGGCCAAGCGACTCCACGAACTTTCCATCCAGTGTCCGATCGTCATGCGCGTCGGAAGAGCGTGAGGGTTGAACAGCAAGTCGGGGCGCACTCCACGAGCCGTGAACGGCATGTCCTCTTCGGGAAGCACGATACCCAGGGTTCCCTTCTGCGAGTGACGGGAACCCAGCTTGTCACCCAGCACAGGGTAACGCTCTTCGGCCACGCGGATCTTCACACCCTTGAGTCCGTCGCGCGTGGCGTAACGGTACACGGATTCTACGCGTCCGTGCTGACCCCGCTTCGGCTTCTCCGACACGTCGCGATACCCGGTAATCTTGCCATTGATGTCCTGAATCGGCGCCACGACACCCACCAGAATCATATCCTCTGTCAGTTCTGTGCCTTCCAGAATCACACCCTCGGCATCCAGGTGGTCATAGTTCAATCCCTCCTTGCGCTTCACGGATTCCTTGTAGAGCGGATTGACAGCGGGGTTGGCGAACTCGGTGTGGACTTGTGCCGCAGGATCCGTCATGTCCTCCATGAAATCGTAGGAGTGGTAGTAGACGGTCTGGAACAAACCCCGCTTCATGGCCGAGGAATTGATCATGACGGAATCCTCCTGGTTGAAGCCCATGTAGGTGGTGATGGCCACAATCACATTCTCTCCGTGCGGCATACATCCACCTGCGCCCATGATTTCACGGTACACCCATGTCTGCGTCAAGGGAATCTGGGGCAGAACGGAGGTCACGGCGATAGTGTCGAATCGCTTGAGGTAATTGGTATGGAACCACGAGCAGGTCTGCTTGGTCTGGGCAATCGCAAAGGCGTTACGCGTTCCAGGGTTGTGGTCCGAGAAGGGAATGATACCTGTCAGGGCCGACAGGGCAAACAGTGCGTGAATCTCCGACTGCAACTTGGGATGGAAGGGCTCAATCGACAAGCGCGTGATGTTCTGCTCCTCTGCGTCCAAGTAATCGATCAACTCCGAAATTTCCGGCCAGCCCTTGGCGGCACGGACCCGCTCGGCCGTTACACCCTCTTGGTAGACGGGGCGGATCGGGCGGCCTCCATCGCAGGTGAGAGTGTAGACGTTGGCCACGCGGTCCCACCCAAGCGAGAGCGTCAACTTCCGTGTTCTGCGTTCCTTCACCAGTTGAGCGTGCATCTCCTCGGTCTTGCCGATACAGACGCCAACCAAATCTGAATTCAGGAAAACCGGAGTCCACGTGGGCTGCCACGTCGAGGGGTGGACAAACACGATCGGGCGAATGAAGGGCTTGATGATGGCACGCACCATATCCATCGACAAGGGCGTTGAGATTTGAGCCATGATCGTCAATGCCTTGATATATCCAATGTTGCGGCCGTCGGGAGAATCCACGGGGCACATCAGACCCATCTGCGAGGCGTGGAAGCGACGAGGCTCCTTCTTGTTCGACGTGCGATCCATCTGGAGATTGGTGCGTCGCAAGTGGCTAATCACGCCAGCGTAGGAGACACGGCTCAACTCCTGCGCAATACCCTCGGCCCCTCCCCACGACCCCTTGAAGGACTTGAGGAACTCCGACAGCAGACGGTACTTTTTCCAGTAGAAGCTGAGATTCTCGGGCTGGAGGACATTCACCAGCTTCTCCCCCGCAAAGTTCGCACGCTCATACTGGTTCACCTTTCGGTCAAGCTCCAGCAACATGGCGCGGGATGTCTCACGGAAGATACGACGAAACTCCCCGAAGCAAAGATCGCCCGAGGTCTGAAGACGCTTGAACCGGAAATGGTCGCGGTCCGTTGGCTGCGTCAGGTCAAGCGCCTGTTCCATGGCCATGCGCATCATTCTGCCCAGCTGATAGGCCTTGCGGCGATACAGTCCGCCCACATCCGAATCCACTTCCACGTGGGGAAACAGCATATCATGGAGGGTGCGAACCACCTCGGGGCGACTGCGCGTGCGGGACTGCTCCACCAAGAGCTGCATATCCGTCTTCTTCGTGGATGACAGCGTCTCTTCGTGGCTGAGGATCAACTGATAGAACAGAGTGTCGTAGGCCAACCGATCGTGATCGTTAATGCCCGCCAAGACCGTGTCGTAGATATCCTTGTCCGTTGCGAGGCCCAGGGCGCGGAACACGCTGATCGTGGGAACGGGGTTCTCAAAGCCAGGGACATTGATTAGCGACAAGCGATCCTTCACATTCTTGGTCGGCGGAGGAATCAGCAGAAAGTGAGAAAAGGGGCCACGGCTCGCATCCTCGGAGACGGAGCGAATGGCTGCGTAATACTCCTCCTTTGTCTCATACGATGCGTCCACCTGAAGTTCATCGGCTACTTCCACAGGGCCGCTGGGATTTTCGGGGTTCTTGACCTGAGTCCGCTTTCCGCAGTAGTAGAGATTGTTGCCCAGCTTTTCCTGTGTCAATAACACCTTCTCGGATCCGTCAATCACAAAGTAACCGCCCAACTCGAACTTGCACTCGCCCACCGAGTATCCGTCGATACCCGTGAGGTAGCACAACCGACTCCGCAACATCAACGGCATCTTGCCCAGTTCAAAGTCCGCAAACACTTTAGTGACCGTGGACCCGCTGGGAAACACATAATCCACCTCGAGGTCCGCAATCAGCGTCACAGAATAGGTGGTATTGTCGAGGCGGCACGCGTGCGGAACAATGGCATTTCCCATGTCGTCCGTTGGCGCCACCCACTTCAGCTTGTCAGAGTTCCTGCCGCCGAACCAAATGCGGATATAGCGCTTGTCGGGCAGTTCCAGCTCAACGGGGTTGGATGCCTTCAGGAACGTGGGGATACGCGCATCGAGCATATCATTGTAGGAATCCACGTGGTGCTGAATCAACGGGAAGGCCGTGTCTCGAAACAGGGACCGCAAGACGTGCTGCGGAACATCCATTAGTAGTTCGCAAGCATTTTCTCAACCCTCTCCAACCACAGATATGTGGAGTGAAGTTCGTCGTCCTCAATTTCTGGATGAAGTGGTGGGACACCGAGACACCAAGGCACGACTGAACACGTACTTGACGAGCAAACCCTATGCGAATGTAATCCTGCTTCACGGCCCCCCAGGTATCGGCAAGACCACCATGGCCTTGGCGTCGATTCGTTCCGCTGGAATGGAACCTCTTGAAATCAATGCGACACAGGCCATGCGCTCCCACGAGGACGTGTCCCGATTGGTCTCCAGCTACCGCCACACACGCAGTATCACATCCATGATCCGTGGAGACAACAAGGCATCCTGCCTAGTGCTGGACGAGGTCGACGGATCCGACTCCCACGCACAGCGAAGGTTGGTGGAGTGGTTCGTGTCCCCCGAGCGGACCCTTCCGATTCTGATGACGTGCAATGAGGTGCCGCGAATTTTCAAGGCGTGTTCTCGCATTGAAAGCCTGCGTTGTTTCCCTCCCTCGATCTCTGATCTGACTCCCTTGTTCCCTAAGCACGATCTCCAAGCCATGGCCAAGACGTGCCACTACGATGTACGACGCATGCTCCACTCTCTGCAGTATGGTGAGTCAGAAGCCCTGCCGCCGCCCTGCCCCGTGTTCAAACAAAGCCCTGAAGTGAATGAGATTCTACGACAGAGAACGTGGTTTTCCACAGATCCCATAGCTCTTGCGATAGCCGCCACTTCGAACGCCACGCCTGCTTCCCATTGATATTGTTCACGACCTTGGCCAGATACTTGGTAGGGTTCCAAAAGACATCGGACTTGCTGACCGTATTTCCCTTGTGCCCCATGACCACGATGGTGTCCTCCGCAGGAAGCTGGAGCATCTTGGCCCTCCATCCCCGCGTGAAGGAGTATTCCTCTCCAAACGTCTTTGTGGCGTCGAACCGATGGGTGGCCGCGTAGGCGCGACGAATCGTGTAGGTTGCCGCGGTTCCGTGGTTATCATCATACGGCCCAACGCTCATGAGGCAGTTCTCTTGCGTGAGCAGCATATACATCATGGACGCAGCCGCAATCTCCGCCTTAGGGTTCGACTGGAGACCCTCCACGCCTGTGCGGATTCGCTGGGGCGGGTAGTAATCATCATCATCCCAGAATACGATAAAGTCAGCACCCAACGCCATGGCCATATCGAGAATGTGGTTGCGCATACGGGCAACCGTTTGGGTTCCCTCAATCCTCGTCACGGTAAGAGCCGCGCTCGTCTTCCACCCCTTCTCGGGAATGTCCGAATTGTCTAACACGATCCAGTGATCGGGCTGGAGACTTTGCGTTCTCATACAGGCCTCGGAGAAGGATTGAGTCCATCCTCGGTTTCGGGTGGGAGTGCAGACAACCACCGTCATTCCTCTTCCTCGTCGTTCTCGCGTATATCGTTTCGGCACACGGGGCAGCGCACGCTCGTCCCAAACCACTGTGTGATACACGCCTGATGGAAAAAGTGGCGACAGTGATTCAGGCGTGTGGCGGTGGTCATGGTCTCCTGGCAAATGGCACACAACTCTCCGGCAGGAGGCGTGACAGCCAACTCCACAGCCGCTGAAATCTGAGCGGCCGTCGGCAGCACAGGAACAGGGTCGTGGAACGTATTCAGAAGATCCTGCGTGAGGTCGATGGTAAAGTGGCTCCGCGTGCCACGAGTCACCACTCCACGCGTAGCCGGGGGCTCGGCCAAGGTGCGGATCAGGTCCAGCATCACAAGGGTCTGACGGTTACGGTTGGCAAGGACGCGGTTGCGGACCGCGTCGGGGAGATCCATGACGCGATTGAAGAACTGGGTCTCGCTGTGGACGATATCTCGAAGCAGGGGGATAACGGTAGGCAGCATGGTTCTCTAAACAGAATAACCCTTAAGCCCCATGCAGTAAAAGACATAGACCGAGTCGTAGGGGTCAGGATCTTGCATCTCTCGTGGTATCTCTCTTTCTAAGACACATGGGTGGTTGCGCAGTTTGCGGAATTGGATGGTTCGAAAGAGACGCATGATCGCGCGATCTCGTTGGGACCATTGGAAAAAGGTAGCGTGTCGGTCGACCTTTGGACCCGACACCCCCTCATACCGCTCGAGGCCCTCTACCTCGAGGAGCGGCCGTGGGGTGGCCTCCATTATCTGTTAAGGAGATGTATGTCTAAAGGCGACGGCGACGGGTGCGGCGACCCCCGGCCATTCCATATCCACCCGGTCCCATCTCTCCCTCAAGGCGGCGGGCTCGCTGTTCCGCCGTCTCTCCAGCGGGAAGCGGGTTCATCGCGACAACCTGCTTGACCTTCGGGGCCTTGGCCACCTTCGGCGCCTTCGGGGCCTTCGCAGTCTTGGCAGCCTTCGGGGGCTTCTGCGCCTTGATCGCTCCCTTCAAGATAAGTTCACGGGCCTTGTGTGCCTCTTTCATGCGCTTTATTTCGTTCTTCAGCGTATCAACCTTCATCTGAAGCTTATCGGAATCGCCAGACACACCCTTGCAGAACGCATCGACCTTTTGACGCAGCGTGGACATTCTTACTTCTTAGCAAAGAATCCAATTAATGTCTGCTGGCCTGTGAAGTGTGGTGCCTTCAGGAACATGAGGTCTTCCAGCTGTCGCTCCTTCTTCTCCAAAACGGCCAACGTGGCTTCCTCCTCGTCGTTGAGCTTCTCCATATACTCGGAGTGTAACGTCGCGTACGACCTAGGTGGCGGCTTGTACCCCTCCAGCTTCTCAATGCACAGGGCGAACAGCTGTGCCACAGGGTTCTGAATCTGATTGGTGATGTAATGTGTAGTGTCAACCTTGAGTTTGTGTGACTTGACGTAGTCCACATGCTCGATCTTGTCACCTTGCTTAGCCCCCTTCTTGGCGCCCTCCACATACACATACTGAACGCGGTCACCGACCTTCGGAGCCGTGCCCGGGTCACGGTCAGCCATGCGGTCAGCCAGCACGCGGTGGGCAATCTGCTCGGGGTTCTTGTAGTCGTCCCGCAACGCCTTGGACAATATGAACTTCTCGAGCGGAACCTTCTGGTCAATCACATCCTTGAGCTTCTGCTTCACGAAGGCCGCTGCCTTCTTGACGTCCTTCTCCTGCAGCAGAGTGTCGAGCGCCCCACCGAACACGTCCTTCACGATGGGGGCATTGTCCCGACGCTTCAGCACGATACCCATGGACATGCGCTTGGCCTTGGCGGGGTTCGGGTCCTCTTCATACTTCATGCCAACGTAGCGCTTGCGGCAGAAGAGGATGAAGGGGTAGAATGTCTTTTCGTAGGCGATTTTATAAGGCTTGCGATCCATCTGCTCGGTGATGGCTTTCCCCGCCTCCAGCCCCAATCGGATTGACTCGGCGAGGTCTTGTGTGGGGAACTTGACGAAGATAGAATCGGTGTCACCGTAGACGACTTCGGCGCCGAACTGGGTTTCCACCACGTGCTTGGCGTAATACAAGGCTTTCCTTCCCGCTGCCGTTGTGCACGCGGCGACACAGAGTTTTCGGATAGGAGATGTTCGGCTACCTGTCTGTCCGTAGACGCTATTGGCAACCACTTTATAAGCCAATTGGAGGCCATTGTATACAGATCGCTGAGCTTCGTCATATTTAGGATCTTCCATCATTTGTTTGTATTCCTTCCGTTTTGCTAGGAGAATCTCGAGTGTTTTGGGAAGAACGCCCATGAGCATCGGCTCATTCTTGTTCGACTGAACGTACGTACACACCACCTTGCCCGTGACCACACCCTCGTCGTCCTTTTGCTCATACTCCATCTCATCGAGCGTATACTTCTCTTCCAACTCTCGGATCCGCTCCATTGACAGTCCCGCGTGACCCATCTTGCGGCCCTCGGCGTCAAAGTGCCGCTCGCAGACCAAGGTGTCTGGAGAGAGATTATAGGCAATCATGTTGGACGGATAGAGCGAGTTGAAGTCGAGGACTGACACGGGTTGGTCGAGATACATGCCGATCTTTGGACTAATCACGATGGCGCCCTCGTATGTGTGGTCGCCCTGAACATTCTCCAGCGTGCGGAGAATCTGATCGCGCTGTGCCGCGTAATACACCACGGCCGAGAAGATCTTGATACCCTGGCCTCGCGTCAGGACGAACTGCATCGGGACCTTACACACATCCGCCATTCCGCGGGTATTGACCAAGGTGTCCAACTTGGCCATGAGTGTCAGCACCAGATCGCAGTCCTGAATACAGTACTTGGCGATACGCGCACGCCCGTCGGGTCCGCCCTCGCGATGGAGACGGAACAACTCGTGCGGCTCTACGTCATCCTTGGTGAAGGTCCACTCCAGATGCGCTCGATCCGTGACGGAGAGTTCAGTAAACAGGGAGTGTCCTCCGCTGATGGTGAAGGTCTTTGCATCAAGTGCCGTAACCAGGAACTTCTCCCCCTCTCGGTAGGGATCGGTTGTGTTTCCAACCAGATCAAAGCGGACGTAATTGCCAACCCGTAGGCCGCGAGTACTCTTTGTGGTAATGACATTGTCTTTACATCCGACAACCTTGTCCCGCAGAAACACGCTTGCCACATTGTCCAACTTGAAGGAGTCCAGGCTGTGTTCGCGGCGCATGTTCAGGAGGAGGTCCACCGAAAGCCGACCCCGCAGGCAGAGGATACGGAGATCATACTTGCCCGAGGCCAGCTCGAACTTCTTGGTCTCTGCGAACTTGACCTTCCAACCGTCTCCATCCTTGGCCTTGGCAGCGGGTCCGCGGGACAGGTTGATCTCCTCCGTCAGACCCAGCATCTTGCAGCGCGTCTCGACATACCCGTCATCGAAACCAAAGGTATTGTATCCGCAGATAATGTCGGGATTCTCGTCGAGCACGCAGTTCAGAAACGCACGAAGCACATCTGTCTCCGTCTGGCAGCCCACAAAGACCACGCTCGGGTCGTCGGACGCCGTCACCTTGCCCAGAACAAACACATATTTGCTTGTCGGGGTCATCAGGTCGCCTGACATACGGAACGACACGCCAATCTGAATGATCGGATCCTTGGTTGCCACGGGGAACTGCTGGCCCACCAGAGGACACACCTCCAAATCGTAAGAGGCCACCTTCAAGGGAATGGAGGCGGTCGCAGGAGACAAGGCCGTATACTTACAGGTATACATCACCTCTACAGCCATGTCCTCGGACGCCGCCATCTCGACACCCTCGAACTGGAGGGGAGACCCAGGCCCCAGGTGACGCTCGTGAATGAGTCGCAGGAACGGCGGAAGGTCCGACTCGTAGAGCACCCGCCCCGTCATCGACCGCTTCTTCTCGTGGAACTCGTTCAGCGTCGCGCAGGAGACCTTCCACACATTCGTCTTGGCCAGATCGTTGAATCCCGCAAAGACATCGTACTTCTTCACTTGGACGGCACGACCTGGGTCCGAACCTCCGCAGTAGAAATACGGACTGAAGCCGGTGATGCGCAGACACGCCACCTGGTCGTCTTGAGTGCGGCCGTAGACATCCACCACATACTCCTGAACCCGCGTCTTGCCGACCTTGAAGGAGACGTCGTGCTCGTGCCAATCACAGGGTTGGAGAATGACCATTGAGTTTGTCTTGCCTTTAGTCTTACTGTCCGTTTTGCGTGAAACTTTCTGGGTTTGATGATAAGCATGTCGTCGAATCCTATCGACTTTTTCTACGCCTTGACGCGTGGACGCAACGACACGGCACGCGCGAATGCGGATGCGGTGGCCGATAAGTCCGCCATGAGCCGCAGCCAGACCATGTCGGATGGTGGTTGCTCGGAGACTCTCAATCCCGCACTGGCCATGGCGGACCAGCCTGGTATGATCCCGACCAGCGGGTTCTTCATGCCCGGCAACGGCTGCAAGGTGGACACCAATTCCGAGCTTCGGTGGGGAGACCCCGATGCGTGGCGCGTCAAGGGCCCGAAGCAGCTGTGGGTCCGTCCCTTTGCCACGACCCCTAACATGGGCGGCGGCTCCCCCGCGGAGGTCGATACTGAATCTGGATTGATTCACTCGATGCTCCAGCGTTCAACCAAGGACAACTCCACCATCATGGACAAGGCCATCCCCAACTACTACCAGCCCTTGATTCCGGTCAAGCAGCAAGAGTATTCCAACCCCGACAACTGGGTCCAAGACAAGTGGGCGCGCGGCGGGGATCCCACACGCTTAATCCAAGTAAAACGTGTGGATACAACAACACAATGAAGGTATTATTCTTTGCGACGCGGATGCCCGACCTGTGCGGGGCGTTCCTTCACGACATTGACTTGGCAATCGAACTTCAAAAGCGCGGCCATCAGGTTGTGTTTATGACGACCGAGATACCCAAGGAAGGGTGGAACGGAGGCACGTATCGTGGGTTCCGTTTCATGCACTACACGGCAGGCTCCGAGTTCATTGAATCAAGTCAAGTCTGGATCTGCCCCCACGCACCTGCCCTGCCAGTGGTCCGCAAGATCAACTCTCGTGGCTTGGATCGACCGATGGTTGCCACGTGTCACTTTGATGGCCGTTACAATGCGATCCGCGACAATATCACTGGCGGATGGAAGGAGATGCTGTTTTTCATCAATCACAAGATGGAAGCCAACTTCCGAGCCGCCGCGGTTCCGTGGCCGTCCACGATTGTCCGCACAGAGGTCATTCGCCCCATCATGCACGAGGATAAGATCAAGATGGATCCCTTCCCATCGGGAGACATGATCACCTTGGTGAATGCGAACGTGAACAAGGGAGTTCACCAGTTCATTGAATTGGCCAAGCGCCTGCCCGAGCGCAGGTTCTTGGGTGTGATTCCGTACTATGGAGAGCTGTGGGTCCCGCCCGCACCCGCCAACATCGAATGGATCAGGTTTGACGATGATATTCGCAACATCCTCAGACGGACCCGTATTCTGTTACTGCCGAGCAACTACGAGAGTTTCGGGCGTATTGCCGTGGAGGCCATGTACAACCGCATTCCCGTGATTTACGCCAAGTCGAACCCCAACGCCGGCGTGCCCGGAACGACGGAAGGTGTAGAGGCGTGGATTGTCCCCGCAGGAATTCCGTGCGAACGCGATCGTCCTGAGCAGTGGGTGGAGGCAGTGGTGTCGCTCGACGACCCAGCAAACTACGCGTCGCGACAGACTATGTCCAAGGCGTGCGTGGACGCCATGAACCTCTTCACAGAAGCACCTCGGATTGCCGACAAGGTGGAAGCGTTTGTGCGGGAGAATCCGGTTACAGTCCGCTCGGCTGAGACGCGGTTCCAGCCGACGGTGTCGGTTCCGACGACGAATGTGCCTCAACCTCCGGTGGGGTCTGCTCTAGGATTTTCCGGTGGGCGCCTGAAAATACGGCGCTGAGCTTGTCCATGAGGTTGCGGCCCTGGGCACACAGGGCCTTCTGCTCCTCGTCCTGGCCCGTCTCCACCTTGGGGGCTGCCGGAATGTGCTTCTCTCCCGTGACCACTGGCTTCTGAAAGAGAGCATCGATTGCCTTGAGCATGTCGCCGCCGTAGATGGCAAGAGAGCCAACGGCCTCCTCGCGCGTGCAGTTCGTAAAGGACATGACGGTCTCAATCTTGTCCTCCATTACTTTTCTTGGAGGAAGTGTAATAGCTGAAGATGCGTTTCATCGAAGAACTGTGCCCGCCCGCACTCTTGTACCTCATCTTCTTGGTGATTCAACTCGGACTGGACATTGGTCTTGGGCTGTACGTGACCTTTGCAGTCAAGCTGATTGTGGGACTGTTCTTTGTCTACCTCCTGAACACCTTCTGCGGTATTGGTCTCTCGGCCGTGTCATGGTTCGTGGTGGCGGCTCCGTTCGTGATCACAGCTCTCGGAACAGCCATGTCCATGCAGATGAACCTGGACCAGGTGATTCTGATCAAGGGGACTACGAAGGAGACCTTCGTGACTGGAGCTGGCGAGGAGGATAGCATCGACGCACCTCCCGCCAATTCAAGCTCTCCGACGCTGGTGACGAAAACGAATTCGCGTTGGAAGAGGTTTGACGACACTACACGCTGAAAATGTTCACCTCCTGCTTCTGCCTTCGTCTCCGCCGCTCCATCGCCGCCTTCTTCGCCCCGTTCGAGACGGCCAACCGCAAGTATCTGATCTCGGATGAGTATGAGTACGATGAGGACATGACGCGCGTTCCCGAGGATTCCATCTATGTCGAGGAGTGGAACCGCGGTGAGGAGCGCCGCCGTCGTATCCTCTATGAGGGCGAGGAGATCATCAAGTACGAGGGCAATCCCTTCGCAGCGTACAAGATTCCATGGGTTTGGATTGGTGACGTCACAACGGGCGTGGACCTGACCAATGCTGTGGAGCGCTATCTGATGCCTGGAAATACCATCGCATTGGACCTCCTGTTCCGCTTCATTCGCTGCTCGAGCGAGACGCAACTCATGTTCGTAGACCCGCGCACAATGGAGGCCGTGAAGTTTCCCGCAGAGGGAGTAAGGATTGAGGCGAATGCCTAAGACCGCATTCCAGACCGCTGAACGATACATAACACTCTCAAAAACGTGGGAGGCAACCGATGCCTACTCACGAATCAAGCATATCAATGAGATGATTCTCATGCCATTGATAGCCGCTATCATGTCGGATCCACTCTTCTTTTTCACTTCATTCATGACGGCATGGGGAGCGTGGGTGGAGTATGCGGAGTTTGTTGAATTGAACTTTGTGATGCAGCGGATGCAGTTGGAAGCCTTGCGCCGCGGAGGACCCTTCATTGTCACCAACGATCCGACGTATCTACCCTATGTGTGGGCCGATGCCGTTACGCGGAAACGAGGCCGCCCGAGCCGGTCTGGTAAAAACTGCCACCATTCGTGTCAGGAAGAGGCAGCACGTTGTTGTTGACAGGGCGCGCGGCAGAGAACTGGCTGGCAAGTCCACGGTCCGCATTGCCTTCACTGCCCTGGTAGGACTGGTACGGGCCGCCCGACAGAGGGCTGCGATTGCCTCCCTTCATCGGGATGCGGGCCTTGCGCGCACGGGCCGTGACCGCACGACGAGACCCCGAGACCTTCAAGCCCTTCGCCTTGAGGAGACGCTTAATCGCCGCGACGGACTTTTTTTTTACCACCTTCTTCGTCTTACGGCGACGACCCGCTCCTGCGGCCGCATAGTGACCCGCTTCATACGGCGTGGGGTTGCCTTGGTCGGTGGCCGACGGGTATCCAACGGATTCACTGAGATTGTCAGGCTTGACCAGCAGTGTTCCGACGATGTTCTGATCTTCGGGACCTAGAGGCGTGGTGGCCATCGTGCCACCGCGCATCGTGCGACGGCGACGGCCCATTGCCTTTCGTTTGGAGGAACGACGAGCCATTTACTCTTCGCTGGGAATATGTTCTGGAAGGAGGGGAGGCTGTTCTGTGTAGACGCCCATGGACCCTGGCATGTCGTCGTAGCATTCGTATCCACGAAGTAACGCATTCGCAGGCGCCTCTCCGATGGTTGTGAGGGCCGTCAAGTCGGGCTGATGAAACTCGGCAAGCAACGCTGCGAGTACTTCCTGCCTCTTTCCGAACGACAAACGGCCATGGACAGCCTCTCCATTCACAGTCCAGATATCATACGCAACAATCTGCTTGGGGCCCAGACGGACTCCGCGCAGAATTGTGTCGAAACAGAAACGCTCATCCATTACGATGGGAAGACGCTCCTCGGTCTTGCCGTCTGTCCATACCACCCTCGGAATCCCCTCTGCGTCATGCGCCAACAGCAGCCAGCCAGGAAGCCCATTATACTGGGGGACGACCTTGCAAGTCGTCGAGGCTGGTTGACCCTTCTTGACTAGAGGGTGCCATGGGTAGAGTGATCGCATCCGCTGAAGCATTGTCCTTCTTCACGGGTTGCGTGTAATACTCAGGCAGGGGCGGTTCCGCGGGCGGCGCGGGGGGTTGAGGCGGTGGCACAGGCGCGGCGACGGGCGCAGCGGCTTGGACGGGGGCAGCGGGCGCGACCATCGGCTGGGGCATGACCGTGGGCGGATACATCCACCGCACGAGCAAAAAGATGGCCACGTGAAGAACGACAAAGACGCAGATGGACCCGAACGCAAGGGCAAGTGTTTCCCAGATCTCCATTGTGCTGAACTCACTTTTTCTCGGGGACGATTCTACGCACCTCCTCAAAGTAAAAGGCCGTGCTGGTGTCCGTGCGCTCACACCAACGACGAGGGTTAACAGAATACTCCGTGTAGGTGACGGCCTCCACATGGTAGACCCTCGACAAGACGCCGATCGGATGGGGGCGTTCCGTCAGAACCAGGTGACCCGCGTCCGTCCGCTGCAGGAGTTGGAACATTTGCGTGTGCGTATTGATGCGGCCCAGTCCAGTGTAAAAGTAATGTGTCTCGATTGTCTTGCCCACGGCGTTGGCCCACGGAGGTGCGTGCTCAGTGCATCGCAGCTCCATTCCTTACTGTATTCTTACGGACGATTCGCTCTAGGTCAGTCGGCGACTCGAGAATGCGATTCATCTTGGCCACGGCAGCCGTGAGCGAATCCTCAATCACAGCCCACTGAACGGGGTCGTTCAGGAACTTGGTCGTACGCGTGGGATATCCTGGAAAGCGCTCAATCAACTCCGCCTCCACTGCGCCCGACATCCGCATGTAGGTCCGCAGCTGAATCTCATCGTAGATCGGAACCTCCGGGAAGTAGCGTGTGCGGTCCTTGCTGTCCACAATCCGATTGTGAGCCGCGACCCAGCCATCCGTGCGACCTGCCAACTTGAACGTCGGGAAGTCCATCTTGAGATTCTTGGTGTTCCGCTCCACGACCTGGACATTGTTATCCGTCTCGTAGGTATTCAGAATCTTGTCCTCGTTGTTCAGGCCGCGCTTCTTGGACACCTCACCGCGGGCCTCGGAGACCAGACGGTTCAGCACTGGCTCTCCAAGGTGAGCATACCGCATGTTCAGCACCATACGCGCGTGAACCTCAACATCCTCGAGGGCCGCAGCCACACTGCCCGTCTTGGCCGCATCGAGGGCCGAGTAGATCACACTGCGCAGATTGCCGTCCTTGAACACATCCGTCTTGAGCGACTCGAAGGAACGGAGGCCGAGCTCAGTCTCCAGTGCCCGAATCTTCGGCTCGATCGTCTTGTCCTTGCAGAAGAGCTCGTAGGTAATGTCATCAACATCCTGGTACCGGTGAAGACCGCAGACGCCGGCAACCTTGGTGGCAGAGATAGAAGGAATAAACATTGTAGTACGATACTTACGCTCGAGCACGGGCATTCCGTTTTTGGGCGGCTCAGGCCTGGGCAAAGGACTGCTGCATACGTTGGATCGCGTCCATCCACCGCGGCATGCCCTCCAGCATCACGGAGATGGCCTGCGTGTTTCCCGATACCGGCGTGGTGTCCAAGTTCGACTCGCACACAATCACAATCGCGGCGAGCAGCAGGGCCCGTTTGGACTTGTCGGAAGGAGACCAGCGGAGGCAGTGCATCTTGTAGAGAATCTCGATATAGGGGCGGGCTTGTAGACTGGCCTGTTTGCGAACCGCCTCCCAGAAGATCCAGACAGGGTGCGTGCCGTGCTCCATGGACACGAACTCGTCCGAACGGTTGGCAAAGGGTAGGACCATTTTGGAGGCCTTCTTGTGCTCACGGCAAAAGGTCATGACCCACGACATCCAATACAGAGACCGTGTCAAGTCACGCACATCGGCGCGAATACAGTAACAGAATTCGTTCAGCGGAACCATGATGGGCATGGGGTCATTCGCTCTCAACACCAGCTTGCCATACATGGAGGAGGGCGCACGCACGCTCTCTTGAATCGTCACAGGGTCAAAGTCATGGATCGGCTTGAGGGTCGGCAGGGTCGGCAGTTTGTTCTTGCGACATCCCGACATGGCCGCAGCGGCCTCACACACCATACGCCGGACATCCAGGTTGTTGCGAATGTTGGTCATCGACGCAAGGGGGTAGGCAGCTTCAAGAGGCATATAGTCCTCATACGCCTTGGCCAAGTAGGTAAAGACGGCAGGATTGGCACGATTGATATGAAGAGCTGCTGCCTCAAAGAAGGCATCCCACAAGGAGTGCATCAACCCTGAACAGACAAGCTCGAGCGTCCAGTAGCACGCGTAATCCGCGTGTCCCAACTGGATGTTCTGTAGGAGGACCTTGCGAACGTGGGCCCTCGGGTGACCACAGAAGGTCTTTTTCTGGAAGTCCATTACAGTGCGCGAATCATTGATCTCCATTACTACTGATACTGGAGTTGGGTAACCACGGGTTTAACGTAATAAGTCCGCCGCACCAAGGAGTAGATTGCGTAGAGCAAGACCAAGATAATCATCACGTTCAAGAAGATATCGACCCACGGCCACCAGGAGGGCGCAGGAGTCTTTCGGTTCGTAAGATTGATCTGATTCTGGAGGTCTTTCAGGTGAGTGTCGAACTGGTTAACGGAATAGCGGAGATCGTCGGAGACGCCCGAAAACGCACCCGTCGCCTGCGCCATAACTTCCGCCGTCTTCTGAATCTGGTTTTTCTGGGTCTGGACGGCATTGAACGAGATTGTGTAACGATCGACCTCTTTCTGTGCCTTCTCAGAGGCGGCAGCAGTATCCGCTTGTAACTTGGCGGCAGCGGCGGCGGCCTTGATGGCTGCCTCCTCGGCGTCCTTGGCGGCTCTGCGGGCGTCGTTCGCAGCAGCAGCAGCAGGGTCGACATCGCACACACGCCTATTCACATTGGTGACATATCCAGAAGGACACTTGGGTGGACCCGCACTTACTCCGTTCAATAAGCACATGCTAACCGGAGTACCTGGGAATAAATGCTGTGCCCCCGGTGGACACCTGGGAACGGGCGCGTTGGTTGTAGCTGGCAGGCCGCCGCGCTTAGCTACGACTGCGGCCTTGTAGAGGGTCGCGTTTGGGAATCCTCCTGGGGGCACCTCCACCCCAAGTGCAATCCGCTCAGCATCTAGAGCAGGTAACTCGGCACGGGCAGCCTTCTCGACATCGACTGCCTCGCGTAACTCTGCAATGTCCTTGTAATAACCTCGTGCTGGCAATTTCAGTCCAAGTAGAACATGCTGACGCTCGAGTTCCGCTTGGTCCGCTGCCATTATATCTGCGAAAGATAGATTGCCGACCCGATGCCCGTAGCGAGAATCAAGAGGCTCACCATTGGGGCAGCCCAGATAGGCAGAAGCCAGTACGCCAGGATACAGAACAGCACCGTCAACAGGGCCACTTGGATCACATACAGTCGCATGGCCTGGACCTTGAGGATCTTTTGGCGTTCCTTGGAGGAGCGTGAATCAATCGACCCTGCCGTCGGTTGACGGGGAATCGGTGTATCCTCGATAAACTCGTCATAGGCGTCGGACGCCTGGGACAGCAGTCGAGAGGACTGGTGGACTTTCAGGGTGCTATCACGCGCCACGTCGGCAAGTTGGCCGTCATTCATTATCCTCTGTTCGGAAGAAAAGCACGAATCACACCGTAGATCGGTGCAACAAGACGAGCATCGCGGCTCGCACCCATGTCGCGCCAGCCCAGGGCGTTCGGCACCGGGGACACGCCCTGGTTGATGTAAGGCGCGATCGTGGCCGCCATGCGAATGTAGCGTGTGTGCTCCGACGCATCTGTAGTGAGGGGCCGGTGGATTGCTGCACCGCCACCGCCGAGTTCGAGAAAGGAACTAACGGGCATTTTGTTTACTAGCCAAGAGATAATGCTCGAGTGGCTTGTCCTTCTCGCAGGAACCCTGCTGTTTATTATCAATCTCACGGCTCGTGAGCAATTGACGAATCCACCTGCGTCCGGGCAAGAAGATGCGACGATTGTCTTATCGAAAGAAGCCCAGGCCAAACTGGATACATACAAACGCCTTCTCACAGCGTCCACGCTCAACCCGAACGACGCGGCTGCAGCCCAGGCAACAGCAGCAGCCAAGACACAGGTTGATTCGATGCTTGCGGAAGAACAGCAGGGAACGGTGAATCTACAGCAGGATATCCAGCGTCAGATAACAGAAGGTTCGGGTCTGGGCTCGGATGTGACAAAGTTGCGGGAACAGGTCGCTTCCTATACTACGTCACTTCCCACATTGAAGGATACACTGAACAAGTCTGAAGTCAATACCGCAGATCGCGTACAGAACACGTCGATCTTGATTGCCAAGGCCGTGGCCATTTGCGTGATTGGCATCTTTGCTGTGTTCGTGGGTGGTGTGTATTAACGCTTGATCAACATGGTGGCAAGCAAGGCACAGCACGAGACGACAAAGAGTCCACCGAAAAAGTAAAAGGGTCCGTCGAACTTTTCCTCCTCACGAGCGCGGATTGCCTGGAGGGTCTTGAGTTGGTCATTGCTCGTGGACAGGGTATCGTATTCTGCCTGGAGAGTGTGGAGCTTATCGATAAACTGACGGTGTTTGGTGTCCAGATCAGGAGTCGGGTTCTGCGTCGTAACGGATACCATTTGTTCTACGAGATTCACCATGGTTTGCTTAGCCGCAACGGCTGCGGCGGCCGTGGCTGGGTTTGAGGGGTCCAGGGCTGCAGCGACCTTGGCATCATAGTCCTTGCGCGCCACCTGGTATTTGGCGTCGAGATCCGCTAATTGTCCGTCGGCTACGGGTGAGCTCATTGTCTTCAAACAACATTTGCGTCCACCACACAGTAGCGCCACACCTTGGACTGTCCAGCAGTGTCGCTGTGGCGAATCACCTCAATCACATCTCCTGGGATGGCACCGAGGATGCGTGCCTGAATATCCTGCGAATCAATCGACAGCAGCTGGACTTCCGGCTTGGTGATGTTCCTCGTCTTGAGGAGTTCGGTGACCTCGTCGGGCTTCATGATCCGATGGGGCATGGACCAGCGAGACTGCGTAATGTCATACTGAAGCTCGGGAAGGTAGAAGAAGTGGATGCGCTCCTTGGATGCGGCCTTCATCTGGAGAAGCGCATTGTCCGAGGGCTTGGAGCGTGACACAATCACAATGCCGTTGGTATATGCATTCTCGGCTGCGAACTTGCGGTAGTTTCCAATGTCGGGAATGGAGGTTGTCTGCTTCTGATTGAAGATCACCAACATCTTGCCGATCGTGTAGACATTGACCTTCTCAAGGTCCTCTGTGGTCACACGAACCGTCTCCGTTGGAAGGCCGCGACGGGAGAGGAAGAGTCGAAGGGTGTCCAGTGCTGTCTCTTCGGAAGGCGCCATACTTGTTGTTGAGCAAGAGACGAAACAATCCCTTTTTTTCGGGGTCTCTAAACAATGACTGAACTCCTTGTGCTTCTCGTGGCCTTGGTGGCCATCTACCTTGCGTGGTTGACCTTCTTCTCCCCGACAGCCAGGCGCCCTGACCCGAGCTTCCAGGACATGCGTGGCATTGTTCGCACGGACGTGACGACGGATTCGAGTTACGCCCAGCGGACCAACCACATGCCCCGTCCCAAGGTCATCAACCCGCCGCTTGAAGGAATCCAGACTCCGTTTCAAGTGAATTCGCACCAGTCGTACATCAATCTCACTGGCGGCCCGCCTCCGGGTCGTCTACAGGAAAAGACATGGTAAGTTCCAATGACAACCAAGCAAAAGATACCCTCGGCGTTGCGAGAACAGGTGTGGATCTATCGCTGTGGCCACGTCTTCTCGAAGCCGTGTACCATCGGCTGGTGTCAGAATCGCATGAATGTGTTTGACTTTGAGTGCGGACACGACATCCCGGAGAGCAAGGGTGGCCAGACGACTCTGGACAACCTGTATCCCCTGTGTAGACGGTGCAATGTGAGTATGGGGAACCGCTACACCATTGCCCAGTGGAATTCCAAATTCGCACAGCGCAGGTCGTGGTTCTCAAAGATCTATCGTTATTGTTGTTGACGGAGGCGGCAACGGCTTGGTTCCTGCCTCTCGGTGCTGGACCACCTCATCCCAGAAGGTCTTCAACTCCGGAAAGTGCTTGGGAAGCCACGCAGGGTCGCGCGGCACAAAGTCCTTCTTCACGGACTGGAGAATCCAGTGGACCTTCTGATGCTCATTCTCCCAGGACGCATCCTTCGTATAACTCACCGTGTCGTCCTCGAAGATCACAAAGATTCCTTTGCGACCTTGGAAGGCTACCCACTCGGCATAGTAGACCTGCTTGAACCTGAACTCCACATACTCGCACTCATCAATGCCCGTACACTCCATCTGCATTTGCATTTGGTGAATGTACGCAGACGGCACGCCATCCTTGGCCACGCGCGAGAAGGGACACTTGAACTCCACCAGACGGCCGAAGCGTGTATCTCGGGGGCCCTTCGGAAAGATGATACCGTCGGGAGAGGCACCCATGAAGGCGTGAATCGGATGCTGAACACACGACACGTCTGTGATGGAACACTGGGTCTCGTCCTCGTAGATCTGCTTGGCGATCGGCTCAAAGCGCGTGCCCCAGATCAGGGGTGCGCACGGAGGACCTGTCGTGGGCGCGGGCGGCTCCAGTTTGCGGATCATGACGCCACGCCGCGTCTCGCCACCCGTAAAGATGGCGCCCAGCTCGGACGCTGTGATCATCTGACCACGCTTGCTGTGCCAGGCCGCAGTTCGCTGATCATTCTGACCGTAGACACGAATGACCCGCTTGACGTTGCGGTCCCGTGTCCACCTGCGTCCAAGCTCGCCCTTCATTAACTCATGAACGCGAGCCAGCACATGACGACGAAGCACGCGATGAGACAGAGGCACGAGACTTGAGCAGAAATGTACGAACTGACGGATCCGCGTTTGAAGATGAGTAAAGGGTCCATCCCACAGCCACTGCGTGAGGGCATCATCCATTAAGGTTGTCCATGCGTTGAACTCCTAAACTCATTTTCACTGGTGAAACACAGATTAGGTATGACGGATACTGTAATTCAAAGTAAGGAGCAGTGGGTGCTGCACCGCCTCGAGAACTTTTACGCCAATCCCATCGTGTTCGCACGCGTTCAGTCCATCCTCCAGGGTGATTCCAAGCTGAGTCTGCGGTTGATCGACTGGTTCGTGACCAATTACTCCAAGAAGCAGAATGTGTCGTTTCTGACCAAGGACAACAAGCACGTGATCGTGTACCTGGTCTACAAGGCGCACCTCAAGGCGTACAACAAAAAGATGTTCGATCCCTTTTGCCGGTGGAAGCGAATCCAGTTTCGTGGGCTCGACACTACCGTGGGGCAGCTCAACTTTTTCGAATGGGCCGTACAGGACGAGGTGCTGGATTACCTGGAGACTCACTACGATGAGATTCACTCCGACATGGAGGCCTGTTCGCAGGTGGTGACCAATACCGAGGAGGGTCGTCGGAAGCGCCACGAGCTGTCCCGCTCCGCCACCAAGTCGGTGCGCCGTCACGATGTCCGCGTTGTGGTCTCGTTTGATTAAGTGCCGCAGGCTAACAATGTTCTCTGCCATCGACCGCCGCGTGGTGTATCCTGTCTCGACCGACATTACCGAGCACGATATTGATGTGGTGTCCGACCTGTGGACCATGGACGGTCGCGAGGTGTATCGCGGTCGTCGGGACCCTACATACAGTCACGCAAATGTCTACTGGCTCTACGATGAAGACCTGGACCGCGTAGGCCTGGCCGAGCATGACCTGGTGGACCACGCAGATGTTCACCTGCGCTGGTACTACGAATCTCCCTTCGCCACGCTCCTACAGGAAAAGGGATGGGAGGTGGGTGACAGTTTGTGGTCTGTGCTTCCCGAGTCGGTCTACGAGCGCTTCATGTCGGAGGGGTGGACCACGCCCCGCACGATCCTCGAGCAGTGTACCAAGGGTTCAGTCCGCGTCTTCAGTCCCGACATGGTGTTGAGCCCTCCGAAGGTGTATACATGTGAAAAGTGTACATGGGCTTCTCTTGAGCCACTCCATGCGGGTTGTGTTGGGACTCAGTTGGATTTACCTAACTTGTCCAAGGTGTTTTTTGTAGATGATTCACTGACTCTTCACATACCTCCGTCGGGTTCGAAGGTCTTTACATTGCTGCAGCCACCGCAGCACGCTTCCGACCAGCAGCCTTTGCTGGCGCCGGAGAGGCTGGAGGAGCCGGAGCAGGTGTAGCGCTTCGAGCCGGAGGAGCCTCGTCCTCCTCCTCGGCCTCTGCCGTGGGCACCGTGACCGATGCCTCACCCTCGTCATCCGCATCCTCACGAGCCGACTCCTCGGGCTCCTTGATGTCTGCGAAGGCTGCCTTGGCCGACACGCGAGTTGGCGGGAAGATCTTGGCCAGCACGACACGCCAGGTGACACCGAAGCCAGTGCCCGTCACATAGATGCTCGGCGCAATCACCATGCGTCCCTCCATGCGCTTGGCAAACACCGACTCGATGTTGTCCAGCGTCACAGCGATCGACTCACCGTTCGGGTCCATCGCATCGAGGCTGACTGCGCCATCCCAGACTGAGATCTTCATGCGAAGGCTCGGAGGATACTTGCCACTCGGAACCCACTCACCATTCACCTTCTCCACGCTAGGATTCAGGATCGGCTTCATCGTCTCACGGAGAACTGCCTCCGACTTGGACTTGCCGAACCACTTGCCGCTGTTCGTGATCGCATGCTGGATGATCTTCTCCTGAAGGTCCAGCATGAAGTTATACAGCTGACCAATCTCACCGAGATCGCCAGGCGCACGCTGCTTGACGAACGTGTCGCAGCCCTTCAGCGAGGCCAGCAGACTGTAGCTACTCTTGCCCTGATCGTCCGTGCGAACGACAACTCCAGCGGGGTAGAAGATGCGGGGAATACGGACCTGGAAGTTCTGGCCATTGTAGCGAATCGGAACGGTCTTGCCCCCTGCCTTGTTGGCACGGATCTCGCCGATGGTGACGCGGTTGATGTCCAGAGTCTCAGAAGGAACGATAGCGGAGGCAGACATATTGATTGTGTTGTAAGACTGGTTGGTCAGCCAAGGCCACTTTCCGTTTTTACCGCACGTTTCCAGTTTTCAAGAAACTCTACCCGTCAAGCAAAGGGATGCCGCGATGCGCATCGACGAAGAACGCCAAGTCAACCGATCAGTGTCCTGCACCTGCCTTGTTGGGACACACGTGTTGTGGACGCCATCGCAGGGTGCGCGTGCCGCGGCTCTGGATTGATGTGAACAGGGGCTGTGTGACCCCTGCTGTTCGCATTCAGTCCTTGTTCCGTGCCTGGAAGGTCCGTCGGTATCTGAAGTTGTGTGGCCCCGGAGTCCTGAAGCGGGAGGCCTGTGTCAATGACGATGACCTCAACACTACGATTGAAAAGACCCGTCAAGATCCGTTTGATTACTTTGGTCTTGAGGAGGCGGGCAAGGTGTGGTGGTTTGACTTTGGAACCATCTGGACCTGGTCCATGCGAACCCTTGACCCGCTAAATCCCTATACGAATGTAGCTCTGACGCATGATGTGAAGCAGAGGCTGAAGAAGGTCTGGATTCTGCGTAAGCGGTACGGGTATGCGATTCCGTCGGAGGCAGGTGTTCTCACATCCGACCGCATCGCGCGCCGGTGGATACTGCTGTGCCAGGTCTTCCGTTCCTATGGATTCGACGATGTCCATCCCAACCTCTTTGCAGAGGTTACCGACATCAATCTCCTTGTCATGTTCAGAACCTTATACCGAGACATTGCCGCAATGCCTCGGCCATCCCACCGAGCCATGGTCTTGTGCCGGCGTGGAATGATCAATGCCCATAAACTCACAACAGGAAGCTACATGATGACCAGCTTGAACGGATTGGTGTTCATGCTGACGGAGTCCAGTACCTACGACATGGTGTTCCTAACCCTGTCTGCACTGTATCGCTGTTAAAAACGGGTTTAGTAACAGTAGGGTAAACGGGAGTTCGTCACCATGAATATCTTCTTCCTCTCCCTTGACCCTGCCGAAGCGGCTCGTCTTCACTGCGACAAGCATGTCGTGAAGATGATCCTCGAGACATGCCAACTACTGTACTGCGCCCACTGGGTATGTGGAACCCCCATGCCATCGACCGCCTACAAAAAGACCCATCCTAACCACCCATGTGCAAAGTGGGTCCGCGAGTCGGCGGCGAATTACCGCTGGCTGTGCCGTCTTGGACTGGAGCTGTGTGAGGAGTACACGTTCCGCTACGGCAAGCACCACAAGTGTGAGGAACACCTGGCGTGGCTCTGCATGATGATCCCGCAAGGCCTGCCTGAGGACTGGACACCTCCCAAGCCAGCCATGCCGGATGAATACAAGCACACCGACCCCGTGGTCGCCTACAGAACCTACTACGTGTGTACCAAGCAGCGCATGTTGCAGTACACAAAGCGACCCTCCCCCGATTTCCTGACGCAAGCGATTTACATGACCGCCGTAGGGTAAGAGTATACCAACGCGTTCAAAATGTCTGCCTCTTCCTCTGTCGTTAAGGCAAACAAGATGCCTGCCAAGAAGTCCGATGCCAAGCCCGTCGTCGTCGCTGCACCCCCCGCCCCTGTCGCTGCGGCGGCCCCCAAGGCCCCGAAGGAGGCCAAGGCCGTTAAGGAGCCGAAGGCCAAGGCCGTGAAGGTCGAGAAGGCCCCGGCGTCGTCCGCCTCCGTCACGCTCCCGACGGTGGAGGCCCCGTCTGCCCCGGCGGTCGCTGAGCCGACGGAGAGCTCGGAGGTCCAGCTCGCCGCCCTCGGTGAGAAGCTCAAGGCCCTCGGCGCCGAGCTCCAGACCAAGATCCGCGACGCCGTGAAGGGTGTTCAGGATGCCATCAAGACGGCCAAGCGCGAGGCCCGCGATGGCAAGAAGAAGAAGCGCAAGGACCCGAAGGACATGAGCCCGGAGGAGCTCAAGGTCTACGAGGCCCGCCGCGCGAACAATGCTTTTCTTGTCCAGCGCCCGCTGACGGATGAGCTTGCCGCGTTCATGGGCCTCAAGTCGGGCGAGAAGCGCTCGCAGACGGAGGTGACCAAGTTCATCTCGGGCTACGTCAAGCAGCACAACTGCTTCGACCCCTCGTTCAAGCGCCGCATCCTCCCGAACGCCGCGCTGGCCAAGCTCCTGCGCGTCTCGGACAAGGACGAGGTGACCTACCTCAACCTCCAGTCGTTCCTGAAGGTGCACTTCAAGAAGGCCGAGGTCAAGGCGTAAGTGGTGTTTTTTGTTGGTGAAAGATAAATGTCTCACATCAACGACCTTCGCCGCACGCAGGGGCACAAAGGACACTCGTCCAAGCCCACGACCTTCCACGGCATCGAGGGAGAGGGCCAGCGCTACATGCACAGTGGCCCCGCGGGTCACACGCGCCGCCATCACAGGCTTTACCCTGCACAGGG